TCTCGTAAGTCATAAAGATACTCCCTTCTTATTTTACAATAAATCGGTGGTATGTTTGCATTTAAATAAGACATAATCAACCATAAATATCACCCCATGTTTTGCCGCTTTCGTAATCTACTTTGTTAGGGATTGCCAAAGTAACAGCATTTTCCATTATTTCTACAATCTTCTTTGCTTGATTGCCGTCTTTAACAGAAATATCTAGTTCGTCATGAATTTGTATATGTGGAATAATTCCTTCATTATATAAATCCAACATTGCTTTCTTAGTCATATCAGCTGCTGATCCTTGAATCAATTTATTTAATGCCTTGTAAGTCATAGCTCTTCTAATTCTTCCACGTCCATAAGTTCGCTCCGCTTCTTCAAATGACATTGCAGTGTGCATACCAAATGTTGATGGTTCCCATTTATTAAATCTACAACGTCTACCTAATAAAGTTCCAATTGATCCTGATGTCTGCGCAAATTGAGATGTCTTATTCATTAATTCTTTTACGAATGGAACGTTATCATGGTATTGATTAAATAATACTTCTGCTTCTTCTTTTGTATTTAATCCAAGTTCAGCTTGTAATTTTGCTTTTCCCATTCCATAAAATAATCCAAGATTAATTGTTTTAGCTTGATCTCTTGATATACCTGCCATGTCAGCAACTGTTTTATGAAAGTCTACAGAATTATTTTTAAATTCACTTACTATTTTTGTAACTGATTCATCAAAACAAATTGGTTCAGTGGTTGCTGCATAGTGCACAACAAGTCTTGGTTCTTGCTGTGAATAGTCAAAACAACCCCATTTATGGCCAATTTCTGGTAAAAATAATGATCTAATCATAGGTCCTAGCTCCTTGTTTCTCGCCGGGATCTGCTGGAGATTAGGATTAGCATAAGAAAATCTTCCAGTAACAGTTCCACCTTGATCTGATCTTATTGGATTGATGTCAGCATGAATTCTTCCTTTGTGTGAAAATTTTAAAATTGTATCTATAAAAGTTGTGTGTGCTTTATTTATTTCTCTTGCTTTTGCAATCATTTGTACTATTGGATGTTTATGTTCTTGTAAAAAATTCTTTGTAAAGGATGGTGCTAATGATTTCTCAGTTTTTTCGTAGTGTAGCCCAAGCTTATCAAAAACTGTTGCAATGCTTCTTGCTGCCCAAATCTGTGGTTCTATCCCTGTTTCTTGTTTTACTTTTAATAACAATTCATGCTCTTGTGATGTTAACTGTTGTTTTAGTTTGTGTGCTTTTTCTATATCAACTCTTACACCTTTAAATTTCATATCAATTAGACATGGAAACAATTGTGTTTCTAAATCAAATACATTTTGTAAATTTTGTTTTTGTGTTTCTCTTGATAAAACTTTAAATAATTCTGATGTTAATTGTGCATCTTTTTCTGCATAATTACCTACATACATTGCAGGAAGTTTATACATTTCAGATTTAGGATCTATTCCCCAAGATTGTGCAGCTTCTGTTAAAGCTTTCTCATCTTTAACTTCACCTAAAAATTCATATGAAATACTATTTAATGTGTAAGATAATCTATTTTCATCAATCAAAGATGCCATCACCATGGTATCTACAATGTGTCCATTGATTTGGATTCCCGCCGCTCGAAGCCAACACACGTCATACATTGCATTGTGAAATATTTTTACATTATCGTTTGCACAAATTTGTTTAACCCAACTTAAAACTTTATCTTTATCTAAATTACCACCCCCTTCATGAGCGATTGGATAATATGCAGACCATCCATCTACAGCCACTGCGATACCAACAATATTACCATTACCAATGATTGCACCAGATCCTCTTGATTTAAGATCAGGATCTTTAGTTTCTAAATCTATTGCAATATATTTATATCCTTTTAGATCGGGATAATTTTCAGGACAAATCCATTCTTTCTGAGCTTCAAACATCATTTATAATATCATAATTAAATAACAAAGTACACACATGCAGGTTAGTAACCCCATGTGAAATACCATTTTTTTTCTTCCTCTAAACATCATTGTAGTCCCTGTGTATTATCATTTCTAAATAATGTATTGCCTTTAGTATGTCTTCTTTTTTACCTTTTAACTTGTGTCTGCATATATATTTAATTGCATTACCTTCTGCAAAAAGTAATTTGTTTTTGTTTATAAACTCAGAAGGTTGTATAGCCATCTTCTTGTAATGTTTACCTCCCACTTGTTTAAAAAAAGTATTATTGCTCATAGTATTGGATCTCCTATTGTATAGTTATAATAATCATCCATATCGGGTTGCATGATATAGAGATTTTCTTTTGCACGTGTTACACCCACAAAAAACAATCTATGTTCAGGATCAGGATTTCTTAATGCTGCATCATATATAATCTTTTCTATTCCTGTATATAAGATTACATTTTTGCATTCTTCACCTTTTACACCATGTATTGTGGATACTTTAATTCTTGCAGGTTTAAATAAATCATCACCACTATTTAATAATGATTTAATGTATAACTTTGTATCTTCTTTGAAATTTAATTGCTCCCAGCTTCCCGTTACTCGTAACCCGTGATTTAACATTAGATCATCTATATCTACAAAATCTACAGTATCTAATGATTTGCCGCTAGAAAACCCATAATCAACGTGTTTCATGTTACAATTTAATACTTTATAAACTGACTTTGCTTCTTCAGCGCCAACAGTTGCGCCTTGATTTAATCTATTCCATACTTGATAGGCCTCTAATAACTCATTTGATAATAAAATATTTGTCTTACTATCAAATCTTAAATTTAAATTAGTTAAATGTGCTTTGATTGGATTTAACATTTGATTTGTTCTTGCAATAATCATCCATTCATCTTTACTAAAATCAATATTATCTAATGTTTGATCTTCAAAAATTTTACCTTCTGCATCTCTAGGTAACCAACTCTTAATCATTCTATTTTCTACATGTTGTAATATGTCTAATGCTTTTCTATGTATGACTCTTGGACATCTTCTTGATTCAATTCTTGCATCCATGTCTCCTTTTAAATTTATAAATATATTTGGATCAGCACCTTGAAACGTATAGATCGTTTGATCGTCATCCCCTGCAACGTATGATCGCTCACATCGAGATTCAATGTAATTGAACATGTCCCATTGCAGAGGATTCAGATCCTGTGCTTCATCCAAAAAGACAACGCTGAGTGGAGGGCATTTGTCTTTCTCAATGAACTGTTTAATCATATCGGAATACTCAATCATTCCGGTTTGTTTCTTATATGATTTTAAATCGGCATCAATTTGTTCTGTTAACCATGTATCTACACTATATTGTTTATCTAATTCTATTGCAGCATCCATGATAGATATTTTTTTACATCTTGAGTATTCAATAATTTTCATGTGATCATTTTTATATGCAGTAGTTTCTGTGTAAGGATCAAAATATGAATCAAAAGATAAATCTTTGCATATCTGTGAAAAATTTTTAAATGCATTCCATTTTTCATCTTTGAGTAATTGTGTATTTGTATCTATATTTAATTGTCTTGTTCCTAAAGAATGCATCGTACATATGAATGGAAAATCTTTCACAGTAGGAAACGCAGATAATATTCTTTTCCTTGCTTCATTAGTTGCAGCATTACTAAAAGTTAAATAAGCAATCTTATCTGCAGAAATTTTATGTTCTTCAATTTCTTTTTTTAAATAATTATTTATTAAATGATATGTCTTACCTGTTCCTGGAGGTCCTGGAATAATTGTTCTACTCATTTAAATGATGGCTCCTTTAATTTATTGTCGGTGATAATTGGTTTCTCAACATTTACTGTTTCAACTTTCCACACTCTCATTGTCTTCTCTTCTAATTTTGGAAAATCTTCTTTTGCTTTAAAAACATCTTCCAACATTTTTTGCGTCTTTGCTTTTGGTAAATTCCATGACTTAGTTCTATTTAAATATTTATCAAAACTTTGATATTTAAAATAACTATAACCGTTCTCTGTAAATGGAATTCCTCTCTTAACATCTTCCATACTCTTACCGGTTGCTCTTGTTAAAAAATCTCCTAGTAATTCTTTTAATTGATAATCAAGTCTTGCTGCTTGTGGAACTTCTAATATTTTAAACGTATCTTTATTGGACATGATTTTATTTAATAATTTTTTCCAAATCATTTTACCTACTGGCATTAACACTTGATTTAATTGGTCCATTACTTCTACAGAAAATTTATCAAATTCATGAAGTGTTACTCTATCTACTTCAACTGGTTTACCATCAAGATACACAATATAAATTGTTGGATGTGATGGATATTTTTCTATTCTTTCTATTTCAGGTGTTGGAACATTTTCTCCCACACCAAATTTTCTTTTAACACAAATCTTTGATTCACAAAAACTTTTAATGGGTTCTTGCTTACATTTATAACGATAGTCCTTATTTAATAATGATTTAATAACTCCTTCTATTTCAGAATCTGTTAATGGCTCAGACATGTACTTACCATTATAAGTACTTAATTTTGTTTTCCATGAATCTGGAAATCTTTTTCTTAAATAAACACCAACATTAAACATAGTGTCATTTCTTTTACCTTTTGGAACTTTGTCAGATAATAATGTAACTAAACAAGGGGGAGCTTCTAATAAATCTTCATCTTCTGAAGTTATGGTTTCTTTCCACTGTATTAAATCTTTTTCAGATAAAACTTTTTTATCATATAATTTAAAAAATTCTTCTAAAGTTAATAACTCTGCATCATCTCCTAGTGCACGTCTTACAGATTTATCCCCTCCATGATATGGAACATTTAACCAACTACCCACTTGGTTTTTATCTGCAAGTATATAATCTTGTTTTGGAAATAATTCTTTACCAGCATGTCCTAACATTGCTGCCATTGTTTTTAATTTTTCTCTAACTAAAGATGCTGGAACAAATTCTTTTACAAATAAAAATATATGCGCACCACCTGATTTAGATTTAAAAACTATTAAGGGTAAATTTTTATTTTTTATTTTTGTAATTAATTCTTTGTGATCTAAATCGTAAACATCAACATCTAAACATCCCCATTTACATCTACTGTCTTGTCTAATAGGTACAATTCCTAATGCAGGAAATTCACCATTTAAATGTTTTTGCCATAACATATCTGTTACAGGCTTATGCACTGTTACTGATTCTGCTTCATTCTTTCCATCATCTCTAATTTCTCCGGTCATTTTTGTTTGACCGTAAGAAGTTTCTAAACCAGAAAATACCTGTTTAAATCTTTCTAACATATCCACTCTCAATGTATTGGGGTGATATTTCTATCACCCCATTTAGTATTTACTTACCGTTTGCTAAACTTTGATAGAACTGTTTTGCTCTTTCATACATAGCAGGGTCACTTACAGGACCAACTTTAGTAATGTTGTATCCATACCACTGATTCCCTTTTCCAGAATTCAATATGGTATTTATTTTGTATATGTGACTAAATGATGGAGGAGTATATAAACCACTCTTACCTTCTAAAGTAATTTGCATCATCATGGTATTCCATTTTCTACTAATTTTACCTTGAGATGAACTCATAGATATAAGAGCAGTTTCTGTTGTACCATCTCCACTTAATATAATTACAAAATGTTGACCAACTGTAAGAATATAATTACCGTTTGGTAATCTATCTTTTCCCATTTGGTCTTTTGTAGTTTTAGTTAAGATGTCAGAAGTATCTGGGTATATTTGTTCAGGTCTTCCTGAGCCTGTTCCAAAATCTGACCACTCTTGATACTCCAATTTATAATGGCAAGGAATTACATCAACTCCTTTGCCGCCGTCATATACTTTTTTAGTTACAGTATTTAACAGCATTCCTGGTTCAGCTCCTTCTACATAAGCTTGATTTCGCTTCTGTGCTTCTGCTGATCCATTTTGTAAAAGTTTTAAAATAGGTAAGGCAACACTTGATTGTCTTACATTTTCAAAACCTGCGTGCGCATCTCCTTCAAATAATATTGAAGAGGGTAATGGCGCGGCTTTCTTTACTGCTACTTGTTTCTCGTTTCTCGCTTCTTGCATCGATTATCTCCTTGTTATTTTTGTTTGGTTACCTGCAAACGTTTTAAATAGATCAGGGGGCATATCATGTCCAGATTCAATACGCTCCCTGACCACAGCCTTGAGTGTCTGGGAATGAACGTTTTCTTTCTGGACTGGTTCAAACCCTTGACCTCGCGCAAGGACAGCATATTCTGCCGCCTTGTTATCTTCGCCACGACCAAAGGTAACAGTGATATCGTTTTTAATGATATCGCCTAGACCGTTGTTACGAAGCCATGTAAAAGCTTGTTCTTTTCTTAGAACATAATCTGAATCAGTCTCATTTATTCCTTGTGCTAATGAAGCGGAATAATAAGGTTTTATTTCAACTGACTCACCATCTTTTAGCTTTAATTTTGTAATGTGCATTTCCTGCATCATGGCAGGAATTTCTACTTGTGAAAGTATTCTTGCTTGCTCTTTTAATTTATTAATACTTTCTTCTGCGTTAAAAATTTCGTCTTCTAAATCTTTTAATTTTAAAACTTTATCTGATAAAGTTTTTGCAGCATCAATTTGTGTTACTGATTCTACTCGGTCTTGTTCAAAGTTTATTGTCATATTTTTATCTTTCTAATTTTCTGTATATTATAATCCTTTAAAATAATATTGTCAAGTGCTCGTTTCAAATTTTTGATACAAGTCAATTTCAATTGGATAATATCTCCTTTCTTGTTTATCCCATTTTAAAAGTTTATACTTGCCGTTTGTTATATCAGAAACAACAGAGCAGGCAACTCCAATTATTGCAGGATCACCTGTAAGTAGTAAATAATCTTTTTCAGTGTAGTCTTTTAGCAACTGTCGTAACTTAAATACAACAGGTCCTGCACTTA